CCGGTCCACCGTCTAAATTGCAATGTGATACTTTAGTAATTGAAAGAGACGATATAGGTGATCGACCGGATATTAGTGCTAATGCAAGTCCAGCAAAAGTAAATACAACCACAACAAAGGGCGATGAAACAGTATTCATGTTCGCAGCAGAAAATGATCACGATGGAAGGTGTACAATATGAGTAAACAATATCCAAAAATACGATCCCAAGTCAATCGACAAATAGCCAATGCAAAGCAGAGAAGTATTGTCGAAAATAGACCCTACTATGACTGCGTGAATATAAATGGTCCAGTTGATAATTCTGGATGTCCTGACACAAATTCTCTATGTCGATGTCCATGTACTGGTGGTTTTGATGG